TTCTTGATTAAGTCAGGCACAATTCTTGAAGGTGAGCAATCACCATTAGGTATTGAGTCAGACAGAAACATTCTTTCTAAGCAAGATGTTATGTCTGTTGATTACCATAGTGCTTATCATGTTATGGGAACTAAGTGGACTTCTGCTACTGACAACCCAACAAATGCTCAATTAGGTAACTCAAACAATTGGGGTATCACATACGATGCAGACCTAATTCCTATAGTTGAGATCATTGTTAACTCACCACTTGATACTTCTAATATCTCTTAGTAGTATTATTTCGGTCATAAAGAAACCTCATCAAATATTGGTGGGGTTTTTTCTTTACGCTACAATAAAACTAAAATTAATTATTAATCGTGGCAGCTACCATAGACGCAACAATAAAAGGAGCAAATGCTAATAGCTATGTCACTTTGGCTGAAGCTAACAGTTACTTTGAAACCGTTCCTGATTCTTCAACTTGGACCAATAAAACAGACGATCAAAAGAATAGATCATTAATATCAGCTACTAGATGGATTGATGGATTTGTATTTTATGGAGATAGATGTGATTCTGGACAGGCATTAAAGTTTCCAAGAAATAATTATCAAGTTGATGGAGTAGAACTTGCCTGTTCTGCTATTCCCCAAAACATCAAATATGCACAGTTTGAGTTAGCAAGAGCATTGGCAAACGATACTGGGGCGATCACAGGGACTACAGGCAAAGATGGTAATTTTAGTGAAGTCAAATTAGGAGATATAGAAGTTAAATATAATACTGATAGTCAGGGATCAGGAGCTATAAATAATATCTTAGATGTCTATCCTTGGTTACAAAGTTATCTTGGAGCATACATGTTAGGAGGTGCAGGGACATTCCAACTTAGAGCGGTGAGAGGGTAATGGCAGGACAATTAGATTCAGCATTTAAACAAATAGCGAAACAAATAGTAAGTGATTTAGGCTCTTCGTTAGATACAACTATTACCTTTATCAAGAAAGGTCAATTACAATACAATGTAGCTACAGGTCAACAAGTCAGTGTTGATACTACTTTTACAGATATCAAAGTACCAATAGAGTTTATAAGAGGTGAAGAGGTAGAAGGTCAAGAAGAACGAGAAGCAAAATTATACATTACCCCTGATCTGATTGGAGATAATCAAATAACAATTAATGACAAGATAAAATTAACTTTTAATGGCAAAGAAAGAACTGCACAAATATTTGATATTGACACAAAAAAAGGAGGACAAATTTATTTGTTTACAGTTTTGGTACGTTTTTAATGGCTAAAGATTTTTTAAAAAGCGATCCAATTCGTGATATTGAATCACAGTTAAATGCAGACTTCAATCAATTAATAAGAAAAGTACATAGAAGTTTATCTACAAAAAAAAGGAGTCCCGTTTGGACAGGTTTTTTTGCGTCCAGTTGGAAAGCTTCTACTAGTGCTATAAGAGCGAGAGATGATATAAGAAAATTTAAACCGTGGTCACAAATTAAGAAAGCTAATGCTTTTAAAAGTACACCTCCAAATAATCCAAAAGTTGAAAGAAGATATCCCGTTACAAAAACTTTTAATTTTAAAAGACCTGTGTTTATAGGCAATAGAGCTAAATATGCTGCTATAGCTTTAGAAGGAGGTAAGGTTCAATCATTTGTTCAAGGAGAGATAGGAAAGTTAATTAGAGAAACAATGAAAGAGAAGAAAGGTAAACTATTTGTAGCATCAGGTGTAACATCAGGCTTTGGAGCTAGTTTACCTGGTGTACGTTATACAGAGTTTTAATTATGACTTTAGTAAATAGTAGAGCAGCTTTTGAACAAGCAGTGACAGATCAATTATCTGATAAAGATCCTAGTGTTTCTTTAGTCTTTGATAATTTAAGTTTTACGACACCAGGACAAGAACAAAAATATGTAGTTATGAATATTAATTTCACACAATCAACGATACAAAATCAAGGTGCTGCTTCTGATTATTATGCAGGAGTAATTCAGTGCAATATTTATGTACCGAAGAAAACAGGTACTAAGGATTTAGCTAGTATTGCAAATATCGTTATAGATGGTTTAACTTCAGTTAATTCAGCTAATTATGTTGACACTTACAGTGTAAAGCCAAGAGTTGAAGATATAAATGGTCCTACAATGTTAGATATAGAAGATAGAAGTCATTTCGTAGGTGTAATATCTTGCCAATTTTCAGCAAATGCCTAGTATAATAAAGTAGCAATACTTATTTTATGACAAGAGCGATTGAACTTCTGAAGAATAGTTTTGGTGTAAGCCAGCTATATCAACATGATGTAAAGAAGGATGGAGCGATAATACTGACTATTTATTGGCATCCACTTACCATTGCTGAAAGAGAGTCAATACAAAAGAAGTCAAACGCTGATGATGTTAATGATTTTGCATTAGCTTTGATGATTACAAAAGCATTAGATAAAGATGGCAATAGACTTTTTCAAGATGGTGATAAGGCTTCTTTGAGAAGAGAAGTTGAAGCTAATATCTTGCAGGAAATACAACTTGCGATGATAGAAGCTGGTCAGACTAAGGGGGTGGAAGAGGCTAAAGCCGAATTAAAAAGCTGATAATAGTTGGATGTTTATTTATTCTTTAGCAAAGGAATTAGGTAAGACTGTAGCTGAATTGTCGGACATTTTAACTGTAGAAGAGATGATAGGTTGGGCTGCTTATGCAGAGATAGAATCAGAGAATTTTGAAAAACAACGACAAGAATCACAGAGAAGTAGTGCTTTAAAAGGTAAAAGAGGTAGAATGAAATAAATCTTTTAATTTTTAAGAAGTGGCTGATTATAAAATTAATTTACAACTTGCTGTTAAAGGATTTAAAGATTTAAAAGAATTAAATAAACAAGTAGATGAAGCTAGAAAACGATTAAATGAAGCTAGTGATAGAAGTAAGGTTTTTAATAGTAGAGTAAAAGACCTTATAGTTACTGAGAAGTCTTATAAAACAGCCCTTACACAAAGAACAAGGGCTATTGATAATGCTGTACGTTCAATGAATGGTATGCAGACACTTGAGCAAAGAGAACAACAATTATTAAGAAGAGGTAATAAATTAAGAGATTTAAGACTTAGAAAAGAAAAAGCTTTAACTCGTCAACAAACTCTTAAGAGAGGTGCTGCAGGAGCTATTGGAAGCGGTATAATTGGTGGCGCATTTCCTCTTTTATTTGGTCAAGGGCCATTATCTGCTATAGGAGGTGGATTAGGAGGTGCTGCTGGTGGTGCATTATCAGCTATACCAGGTATGGCTCAGTTCGGTTTTGCTTTGTCTATTGCAGGTACAGCTATTGGATCAGCTATGGAGGATTTAACAGAAGCTATTAAAAAACCTGAAGATAATATTGATAATCTTATTAATAAATTAGGTTTAGTAGGAAGTCCTACCGCAAAATTAGCTAAAGAGTTAGAAAATATGGGTTTAAAGTCTAGTGCTTCTAAATTATTGCTAGATAAATTTAATGAAAGGTTAGGTCAATCTCCTGCTGAACTATTAAAGACAACAGAACATATTACTGAATTTAAAAATCAAATAAGTTTATTGGGAACAGAAATGACATTATTTTTAAGTGGTGTTTTAACTCCTTTTATTAAAACCATTAGTGGATCTTTAAATCAAGGTAAATTACTAAGAATGTTAAGACAGCAAGTAGGAGAAAAAGATATGTTTCGTGTTCAACAAGGAATAGTTAATAGAGCAAATAGATTAGCTGAAGCTATTGTGTCAACTGAAAAAGGTCCAAATAGGAAATTGCGTAGAGATCAACTTGTCGATCAATTTATTACTATAGGTCTTAAAGAAGAATTAGGGATAGAAGATTTTGGTGGATTATTTAGAGAAAAACAAGGTAAAGAACCAACTATAGCTGATAAAACTTTTAAAGTTAGAGAACTTGATCCAATATCACAAAAAATACAACTTGAAAAAGATCGGTTTAAATTAAGCACTCAAGATCTAAATGTTAAGAAAGAAAATTTTAAATTACTAAATCAAGAGAATGAATTAAAAATAATGATAAATGAAAGAGATAGTGCTGCAAGTGATTTAAAAAAAGCTGAATTAGATAGAACTATTAGCAAATTAAAAGAACAACTAAAATTACAAACGCAAATTGTTTTAAATGCAGAAGCACTAGCAGATCCATTTAGGCAGCTTTCAAATATTATTGCTCAAGATATAGGTAATGGAATTAAAGGTTTAATACAGGGAACAGAAACTTTAAATAATGTATTAAGAAACGTATTAAATAAATTAGCGGATGCTGCATTAAATATGGCAATTTTTGGAAACGTAGGAGGTCAATTTCAAAGAGGAGGTGGCGGTATATTAGGTTCGATATTTAGGGCAGAAGGTGGCCCAGTAAAACGAGGTGGTAGTTTTGTCGTAGGAGAACGTGGCCCTGAATTATTCACACCTGGAGTGTCAGGAATGATTACACCAAATCATGCTCTTGGTGGATCTACAAATGTAGTAGTAAATGTAGATGCTTCTGGTTCTTCTGTTGAAGGAGATGAACAAGGTGGTAGAGAACTTGGTCGTGTTATCTCAGCAGCAGTACAATCTGAAATATTAAATCAAAAAAGACCTGGAGGTTTACTTGCATAATGGCTACCTTTCCTTCTATTGCTCCTAAATATGGACAGCAAAAAAGATCCGCACCAAATACCCGAATAGTTCGTTTTGCTGATGGATTTGAGCACAGAATCTTATTTGGATTAGCAGAGCATCAAAATCCAAAAACATTTAACTTTACTTTTGAAGTCTCGGAATCAGATGCAGATACAATAGAAACTTTTCTTGATGCGAGAGCAAATGACAGTGCCAGCTTTACTTTTACACCACCTGGAGAAGCAAGTTCTTCTCAGTTTGTCTGCGAAACATGGAGTAAATCAATACCATATTTAAACAGAGCTACGATACAGGCCACTTTTAGAGAGGTGTTTGAACCATGAGTACTGGCCCTGTTTTCAGCGAAGTTCAAAAGATAAACCCTTCAGCAATTATTGAACTTTTTGTATTACAGCTAGACTCAGCATTACATGGCGCGAATACTATTTATAGATTTCATGCAGGATCAAACTTAAATGCTAATGGTGAAATAGTTTTTGCAGGTAATTCATATCTTAGATTTCCTATCGAAGCTACAGGTTTTGCATATCAACGTGGTCAACTTCCAAGACCAAAGGTAACTATAAGTAATGCAACGGGATTAATTTCATCTATCTTGGTCAGCGTTAATCAGGTAACAGCAGGTAATGATTTAACTGGTGCTACTTTTACAAGAATAAGGACTATGGCTAGATTTTTAGATGCTGTAAATTTTCCAGGTAATAGTAATCCTTTAGGCACACCAGATCCCACAGCAGAGTTTAAACGTCAAGTATTTATTGTGGATCGTAAGTCAGCAGAAAATAGAGAAGTTGTTGAATTTGAACTAGCTGCATCTACTGATATGGCAGGAGTACGAGCACCTAAAAGGCAGTGTACT